AGCCGATTTGGACACAACTGAGTAGTCTCTGGCAACCACCACCAGACCTCAAAGTTGATGAATGGTCAGATAGATATAGAAAACTATCTAGTGAATCATCAGCCGAAGCAGGACAATGGCGAACAGACCGAGTGCCATTCCAAAGAGAGATTATGCAAGTCATTAATGACCCAAGTGTTGAAGAAGTAACTTTTATCAAATCAGCACAGGTCGGTGCAACAGAAGTCTTACTAAATACGATTGGCTATTACATCGACCAAGAACCATCAACCATACTTTGTATCCAACCCTCACTATCAATGGCACAGGCATTTTCTAAAGATAGGCTTGCACCCATGCTCAGAGATACACCTAATTTGCGAGGTAAGGTCAAAGACCCAAGAAGTAGGGATGCTGAGAATACTACAATGCACAAAAAGTTCAGTGGTGGTCATATCACATTAGTTGGTGCTAACAGTGCTAGTGGACTAGCTTCACGACCTATTAGAATATTGTTGTGCGATGAGGTCGACAGATACCCTGCTAGTGCTGGCACAGAAGGTGACCCAATACTGTTAGGCAGAAAAAGAACAACAACATTCTGGAATCGTAAGATTATCCTGACATCAACACCCACAATAAAAGGACTGTCAAGAATAGAAAGGGCATACGAAGAATCAGATAAACGAGTGTATAAAGTGCCATGCCCAGAATGTAACCAAAAACAAGAGCTGAAATGGCAACAAATAACATGGCTTGAAAATAAACCTGAAACAGCTTCACTATCATGTAAACATTGTGGAGCAATAATACCTGAAAGTAAAAAACAATGGATGTTACTCAATGGCGAGTGGGAAGCACAAGCAGTATCCAAGAAAGTAGGCTTTCATATCTCAGAGCTATATTCACCTTTTAGAACTTGGGTCGAACTAGTAGAAGATTTTTTAGAAGCTAAGAAATCACCTGAATTATTACAAACATTTGTGAACACTACGTTGGGTGAGTGTTGGGAAGTTGAGCAAGGCGAGACAATAGATTCTGATGTCTTGTTAGAAAGTTGTGAGCAATACAATCACGAATCAGTGCCAGAGGAAGTGCTGATACTGACAGCAGGCATCGATTTACAGAACGATAGATTAGAAGTACAAGTTATTGGCTGGGCTGACAATTATGAAGCATGGGTTATTGAATACAAAATCATCTGGGGCAATCCAGCAACACAAGAAGTCTGGCAAGAGTTGGATGAGTTCTTGCGTGGTATATATACTAGTGAAGATGGTAGAAAATTGAATATCGCAGCTACTTGTATTGACAGTGGACACATGACAGACCAAGTTTATGCTTACACAAGGGGCAAAAACCAAAGAAGAATATTTGCAATCAAAGGTGCTTCACAAGCTGGCAAGCCTATTGTCTCAAAACCTACTTTTGTAGGTCGAAGAAAGACTGCATTGTTTGTCGTTGGTGGTGATACAGCCAAAGAATTTATCCATGCCCGTCTTAAAGATGACAAGACTGATTTGATACACTTTCCAAACACCCTAGACGATGAATATTTCAAGCAACTTACTGCTGAAAGAAGAGTGCCAAAAATATATAAGGGTAAAACAACACTGGTATGGAAACAAACAAGGAAGCGTAATGAAGCACTAGATAATTTCTGTTATGCTTTGGCAGCAGTCCATATTCTGCAACCAGACTTTGAAAGATTGGCAAAACTAGAGCCACAGCAACAAAAACAACAAAATATTCAACAAAAACCATCAGTAATACAAGAAAGACGAAGATTATACAGGAGAAAGCCAAAGAATTTTGTCAATTCTTGGAAAGAATAGCTATAATTTAGGTTAAAGTATTTCACATGGCTAATTTATTTGATAGAGATAACTACCCTAAGCAAGAACCAGACCTTTTAGTAGTAGGCGACAGATGGACTTGGAGACGACCAGATTTAGTTGCTGACTACCCAACAGCAGATTACGCATTAACTTATGAGTTCCACGAAGATAGTGGTGGTGGTGGCTCACACAAATTTACACTAACAGCGACAGAAACTACTGATGATTTCCATTGGTACGCATTTATTACTAGAACGTCAGACAGTGAAAGAATAGCCATAGACGATGGCTATGCCAAAATAGAACTCAACTTTGCCGATACCAATGCTGACCACAGAAGCCATGCCAAGAAGGTATTGGATGCTATTGAAGCTGTCTTAGAAAACAGAGCATCACAAGACCAAATGAGCTACAGCATTGCAGGTCGGTCATTATCAAGAATGTCTATTGATGACTTGATGAGATTTCGTGATAGATACAGAGCAGAGTACAATCGTGAACTTAAGAAATGGCGAATCAAAAACAAACAAGACACAGGCAATACAATTAAAGCAAGGTTTTAACTATGGCAATCTGGGACAACTTATTCAAACAACGTAAAAAAGCAGTTAGAAAATTTAGAAATTACAAAGCTACGCAATCAGGTAATTTGTTTGCTGACTGGATTAGTGGGTCATCCAATGCTGATAGCAATATCAGATTCAATATCAGAAAGATAAGGGATAGATGTCGTGAACAAGCACGCAATAACGATTACGCAAAAAGATATTTACAATTATTAGTTACGAATGTGGTTGGGCAGAATGGCATTAGGCTACAATCCAAAGCACGCAACGCTGACAATAGTTTAGATATTATTGGCAACAATGTGCTAGAAAGAGAATGGTCTAAATGGAGTAAGAGGGGCAACTGTACTATCGATGGCAAACTATCATTCTTAGATGCCCAAAAACTATTTATTGAAACTTTAGCTAGAGATGGTGAAGTCTTAGTCAGACACATTACATCTAACAATCCTAACGACCCTTATCGCATCCAGTTTTTAGATGCTGACTATCTTGACGAAGAAGAAAACAAAGTGATGAACAATGGTCAAGAAATTATCATGGGTGTTAAATTAGACAAATACAAAAAACCAGTTAGCTACTTTTTATTTAAAGAACATCCCCATAATAAACAATTTGGTCGACACGACAGGACACACATTGAAGTGCCAGCCGAAGATATTATTCATGCGTATCAACTAGATAGACCAGAACAAACCAGAGGTCTACCATTTATGACGACAGCACTGAACAGACTAAAGATGTTAGATGGTTATGAAGAAGCAGAGCTTGTCGCAGCACGTGTTGGGGCATCAAAAATGGGTTTCTTCACTTCGCCTGCTGGTGATGGTTATACAGGTGAAGATACCGATGATGATTACTCACCAGTCATGAACGCAGAAGCAGGGACATTTGAACAATTACCAGATGGCATGGGTTTCCAATCATTTGACCCACAACATCCGACATCAGGTTTCGATGCTTTCCATAAATCAGTGTTGCGAGGTATTGCATCAGGATTGGGTGTTTCTTATGTGTCATTAGCTAACAACTTAGAAGGTGTCAATTACTCATCAATTAGACAAGGCACACTAGAAGAACGTGACAATTTCAGGATTTTGCAGAGATTTATGATTGACCATTTTATTGAGCCAGTCTTTCAAAAATGGCTTTTACAAACCATGTCATTTAAAGATGGTTTCTTGTTGCCACCAGATAAATACGATAAATTCGCTGATAATGTTGAATTTAATCCTAGAAGTTGGGGTTGGATTGACCCAGTTAAGGAAGTCAAAGCTAATGTCGATGGTCTTAATGCAGGTGTTGTGACTATGCAGGACATACAGGCTAATTATGGTCGTGATGTCGAAGAGCTATTCGAGCAACATCAAAGAGAGGAAGAACTGGCTAAACAATACGATATTAAGACAGCATATCAACCATTTGGTGCTGCAAAGATGCCATTAGATGCTGAGATACAGAAAGCAGAGGATGAGGATGAGCAAGGGCAGCAAACAGAGACCTAAAGATATCAAACAAGAACAATTCGATAAGAATTGGGACAAAATATTCGGTAAAAAGAAGAAAAATGGCAAGTTATAAACCAACAGCAGGCATGAAATCAGAAGCTCAGAAGGGCTTAGACTGGCGAAGAGAACATGGCAGAGGTGGTACAGCAGTCGGTATTGCTAGGGCTAGAGACATTGTCAGTGGTAAAAACTTATCAGAATCGACAGTAAAACGTATGTATTCTTTCTTCTCACGACATGAAGTAGACAAACAAGGCGAAGGATTTACCCCAGATGAAGATGGTTTTCCGTCTAATGGTCGTATTGCATGGGCATTATGGGGTGGTGATGCAGGTTTTAGGTGGTCAAAAACGATTGTAGATAGACTTAAGAAAGAAGATGATGGTAGAATGGCAGAAGATATGGACAATAAAGTAGAAAGACATATTAAAGATGTGCGTGAAACAGAAGATTCATACATTATAGAATTTGGCAAATCTATGCCAGAAGAAAATGATGAAGCAAGACCTTATCACGATGACGAAGAAGAAAGAGCTGCTCCTGATGCGTTGAAAGTCGGTGACTTTGTATCTTGGAATACAGCAGGGGGTCGTGCTAGAGGTAAGATTGAAAGAATAGAACGAGATGGCACTATCGATATCCCTGATAGCGATTTTACAGTCACAGGTTCAGAAGATGACCCAGCAGCACTCATCAGAGTGTATCGTGGTGGCGAAGAAAGCGACACATTAGTTGGTCATAAGTTTTCAACACTCACAAAAATAAATCCTATCAGAGAAAACGATGACGAAGAAAGAAGTCTTGATAAAGAAGAGATTGACCAAATAGCAGAAGAAGAATATGTCGCACAAGCAAACGAAGATGTGTTGCGATTCTACGCTGAAGAAAATCTACAAAGAGCTTTTCAATTTGACAGAAACAAAATAGATGAAGAAAACAGAACAATTATGATTGGTGTCTCTAGTGAAGAACCAGTCGAAAGAAGATTCGGCATGGAAGTATTGGGACACAATGAAAATGAAATCGATATGGCTTTCATGTCACAAGGCAGAAGCCCATTACTACTCGACCACGATGCTACTAAGCAAATCGGTGTAGTCGAAGAGTTTGGTATCGATACAGAGAACAAAAGAACAGTAGCTAAAGTACGCTTCTCTAAAAATCAAATGGCTGATGAAGTCTACAGAGACGTGCTTGATGGCATACGACAAAACATATCTGTTGGCTATCAAGTCAACAGTATGGAAAAAGAGGAAGAAGAGAGAGATGGTGTTCCCGTCTATAGAGTTAATTCTTGGTCACCTCTGGAAGTAAGTGCTGTATCCATTCCAGCAGACCAAAGCAGGCTAGTCGGCTTCGCTAGGTCTAAGGAGAAAAAGGCACAAATTAAGATTAACCCAAATTCTAAACAGGACAGAAAAATGGAAAATAAAGTCGAAGAGACAAAAGCTCCAGAAGTGAACGTTCAGGATATGAAGAGAGACTTTGCTAAAGAAGCAAAAGCTATTATTGACTTAGGTGTACAACACAATAAGAGAGATTTAGCTAATGAAGCTATAGCAAACGGAGCTTCTCTTGCACAATTCAGAGGAACACTTTTAGAGACAATCGCAAACGATAAGCCACTTGATTTACCATCAAATGTGGATATGAACGAAACTGAGCAAAGAGAATATAGCTT